TTCGGTCAACTCGGGAAGATGCTTAGGATATCCAGCAGGACAAGTCGGTACGCCATTGATGTACTGCAGATACGCAGTGTGTGAACGATGGTCTGGTGAGTCGACTTGGGTGCCATTCCAACACTCAGGAAAGGCAACCGAAGCGATGATCTGATCACCGACCGGACACGATGGAATTGTCTGACGCTTCACTTGTACCGTCGCGCAGTACCAGTTGAGATGGGTGGGTGCGCTTGGATTGGCACTGTTGTATCCAGCGATATAGCGGAACCCTGGCGGGAACGACGCGATCGGTCGCACAGCCAGATTGCTTTCATCCTTGTAGTAGACGGTCATCAGCGCCGGGACGACAACTTGACCAGCGGTGTTCATCAACGTTGGCGTCCAATATCCAGTTCTGTTAACCGGCCCACCTTGGCATGTGCTTCCGCCAGTGGTCCGCAGTGACTGGTAGGTACTCGCGTAGTTGACAGCGGTGTTGCCGAAGAACTGGTGAAGGTGTGCGGCGTGCGGTTGACCGGGGTAGACGATTGGGTCGTCGTAGGCCAAGTGAGAGAACTCGCACTGTGTACGGAACTGACCAGTCGAGTCGCCGTTTCCCGGTGGGTTGAACGGTGTGCCGTTGAGCCAGGCATTGACATCGAAATTCGACGCGATCGGTTGCTGCGTGCCAGAGGGAATGGTCGTCGGCGGCGTCGTCGGCATGACCATCGTTGTCGTCGTCGCTGCCGTCGTTGTCGTCGCTGCCGTTGTCGTAGTCGTTGGCGACGGTGTAGCAGGAGGGACATGGATGATTCTTCCAACACCGGGTGAAGCAGTTACTGATGGGCACGACGTACTGCTGGTCCGGTTCGCGCACGTCAATGCTGTTTCAGACACACCAAGTTGAGTGGCAATTGATCGCCAAGTCTCTCCCGTCTGAACTTGGTAGTGAGTCACTGTAACTGGTGCAGCGACACTCCATTGCTGAACAGCAATCAATGCAACCACAGTGGCAATAATCACTCCTACTCTAATCTTCATCACTTTCTCCCTTTCCCATGCTGCCCACAACTTACGTTGCCACACCGAGGGCTGTCGCGCCGACATGCGTCGCGTCCTCAAAGCAGACAACAAACACATTCTCAGTATTGTCGTACCACGTGAACGTGTAGTCACCACCAGCCGTTGTAGTTGCCGTCTTGACCAACTCTCCAGAAGCCGCTCGATGCAACTCGACGGTCAGCCCCGCTCCATCAGCATCGGCGTAGCCCGAGACTGTTCCGGCGACGGTGAAAGTGATCGTGTGGTAGGTGATCACCAAGTCCATCGCCATGAATCCACTGAACCCACCTTGGAAAGCAATCCTCCAGCGTCGGGCGGTTTCCAGATTCATGCGATCTTGTCCTGGGTCGCTCGGCCAGCGGTGGAACAAACTCTTCACTTGACCCACCACAGTATGAAGGCCAGTCTCCGGCAGAGTTGACGAGATATCCAAAGAGGCAGGCTCCCAAGCAATTCCACCTTCGGCGGCAAGTCGTTCTACAGAGATTGACTGCCCTCCAATGTTCGCTGTGGATTGAGGGAAATACTGGAAGACAATTCCTAGAGCCGTCAGGTAGTAATCGGTCTCGGGAATAACAGGTGCCCATGCAGCAATAGTTCGGTTGGTTGCAGCCGCCCCGTCAAAGTTCGCTCCTGCTTGCCAAAACACCGTATGATTTGCTGCACCAAGTCCACCCGTGGGCTTGGTCGAACAATTGTAGTTGATGATGAAGAATCCTGAAACGTTGAATCCCAGGTCTGTCGTATCTGTTCGATAGATGTCGAAGTTCAATTCGTTGCGTCCACGGGCAAGCGTGAAGGCTGCATCGTTGCGAACCATTCCAGCGTTTGATCCGGCCAACTGCGTCGGAGTATCGGTGTAGGTGACGAACGAACCAGTGCCGATCCGCATGTTCAGACCGGCAATGGCTGCCGCCTGCTCCCAGAACGCGTAGTAGGCAATCTCCTTCGATGTGATCGTTTTTGGTTCTTCGATGATCAACTCTCTGACGCCCCGCTGGTAGTCGGCAGATGTCGTGCCACCCATCGGTGATGTTAGATCAAGAGGCAACATCAATGAGACACGGCAGCCAGTGTTGGCTGATGCGTCGAACTCGTAGGTGACGACGAGGTACGTCTGCACATGGTTGACTTTGGCAGCATTGCCCCAAATGAAAAAGCCCATCGTGTTCGTTTCGTCCAACACTGCCGCACAGTTCCACACGTAACGGAAGAAGTAGTCGGTTGCAAGCCCCGCCTCAAAGATTCCAGTCGTTACCGAACTTGTTGAATCCAGTTGCATCGTGATCGTTATGTCGGTGGTGCCCGCTGCCGTGGCGAGGTTCCCCTGAACAACGACGTACTCATTGCGGTACACCTTCGACGCTTCGGGAAGGTCAGCGTCAAGATCTGGAATCGTTGCGGTCGCAGCGCCCGGCTTACTTGTGGCGAGCGCACCGACAGGAGCATTCAGTGGAATGAACACCGTCTTAACTTGCGTAGTCGATGTGTCGTCGTACTCGTAGGTGATCGCCACAGTCACACAGCAGTTTGTGAACGCAATCGAAGTTGCCGTGCCGTCGATCTGCACTTGGCAGTCCATGGTCATCGACGTACCCGACCAGTTGGTCGTGAAATGTGCTGTCAAATCGACACGATGGAACAGATGAATGTCTTCGCCCGACCCAGTGTAGAGGTTCGTTTGGTTGTGCGCTGTGTACGCAGCAGCACCGAGACGACACTGCATGTTGTGAGTGGTGATGTTGCCTGCCGCCGTCGCCGTCTGCTGAATCGACATCGTTGCCACGACTGAACGAAACGTCTTGGTGCCTGTCTCGGGCAGATAAACAGTAATCTGCGTCAAGGTCGTCAACGTGTTATCTGTAACCGCTGCCGTTGCTGGAAAGGCGTAATGAACGGTCTTAAGCCGAGTAGTCACCGTTCATCACAAGCCATTCAAGTCCAAGATGAAGGCGTTCGTCGCGATGGTCAAGTTGCCCGCTGAAGCGAACGTGTTGGGAACGGTCTTGTAGAACTGCATTTCACCCACTGCCGAAATGTCAACAGCAGCTCCAGCTTGAGTTGTCGAAACCGAGAACAGATCGGTTGTCAGACCAGTCGCGATAACCCAGTACAGCGTAGTCGCAGCCAGAGGCGCAGGAAGCGTTTCTCCCATGACTGCGCCAAAGAACACGCGATCATCAGCGACAAGTCCATGACCTGCAGACTGAATCAAGTTGCTGGCAATCGCGTCCACGGTAGCGACTCCGTGGACAGTCGATCCAAGTGGATCAGTTGAAAGACGATTGCCAGCAGACGACGCATCAAACAAAGCAAGCGCCAAGGGTGTTTCACCTGCTCCAATCGGAATCGAGATGGACCCGTTGTTGCCTGCCTGACCCGCTGCTGGTGTGCCCATTGTTTGCCAAGTAATCGCTTGGCGAGCACCAACAACTTCAGTGCCACTCAAGGCAATGATCGCACCGATGTGGGTGAATCCAGCCTTGCCTGACGTACCGAGCGCGGTACGACCTGCTGCGATGAGCATGTCAGCCCTCCTGTGGCTCTGATGGGTTCACCAGAAATTCGGCAAACCCTTCGACGGTGCGCTCATCTGGATCATATGCCTGCATGTAGGCAGACAGACCCTGTGAGACCGCTTCTTGAAATGTCACTTCGTTCGGCACTTCGGCTCCTTTCCGGAATCAGGCAAGGACCTTCATGACGTAGGTGAGGTCGAGATGCGGAAGCACTGGGAAGGCCTTGATGCCGTTGCCGAAGTCGTGGCCCCAGGGGTCCGGACCCGTGTCCTTCTCCCACTCGTAGAAGCCACTTGTCCAGTCGCCCTCGGGATGAGGGCTGGTCAAGGTTGCGCCGAAGCCGATGGTGTCGTCCACCGCGGCCACGTCCTGCGTTGACGGCAGGAGCAAGACCACGTTGTCACGCATGAACTTGGTGTTCACGGTGCTGTTCGATCCCAGCGCACGGGTGCGGTAGACCGAATCGTACAAGATGAACTCCATGTTCGTCTGGTTGGAGATGAAGTCGGCCGCAGCCTGGTCACCCCAACCAGTCACCTTGTACAGCGGATTGCTGCCAGTGAGGGCGTCGATGAACTTGCTGACCTTGCGCAGGGTTCGGAACACCTTGGTTGACATGACGGCCCGGTTCAAGTTGATGCCGTACACGTCCTAGGCGTCAGCCTGGACGATCAACAGGTCCTCGATGGGATCGGCACTGGTGCTGCTCCAGTAGTTGTTGCCAGCGCTCGGCGGAACGAAGTCCTGCTGAGCACCCGGCCGACCGAAGTCGCACGTGAACAGGATCTTGCCGTCGTTGTACGTGATGACGCCAAGGTCCATCGCCTTGAGAATCAACCACTCAATGCGGTTGTCCAACTGGCGGCGGCGGCGAGCCGTTGCCTGAGCGAACTTGTCCTGCATCTCTTCGGTCGCAGACCGAATGATGAGCGGCAAGCTCGTCATTCCGGCACCCAGCAGAAGCGCTTCACGCCACCGGCTGATGTCGGAAGGATCGAAGTGATCCTTGATTGCCCAGTCGATCAAGCTGGCACGGCCGGTCCCAACGGACTCGTCCTTTCCAGCAAGTTCGGCTTCGGCGTCCTCAGCACGTGCCGGGGCGAGGCCAGCGGTCATGCCGCGGGTGTATCCGAAGATCACATCGTCCGACTGCACGTCCTTCATCGGAGCGAACAGGCGGGTACCAATGTGGTCCTGGGGCGGCTCAAATTCGCGGATGATGCCGAGGGCAACTTCCTTGCGAACGAGTCGATCTTGGGCGAGTGGCATGTTCTGTGTCTCCTTCGGTCAGACCGCGAACCGGATGTCGATGTGCTTCTTGGCGAACATCGCTGCGGCAGTGGTGTCGTCCAATGCGACCGCGACCCCGGCTGAATTCAGCACGAAGCAACGATCCTGATACACGTCGGCCTCGTAGAGAACCGCGACTTCGACATCGCGGTCCATCGTTTGCCAGGGCAGGAACGTGTTGCAGATGCCGACGATGTTCGCCGTGTCACCGCGACCATCAGTTGCACCTGCCACGCCGGGGGTTCCGGTGGTCGGTGTGATCGCGTGACCTGCACCCGTGAGCAATGTCACGTCAACGGTTGCCTGAGCAACGTCCGCGCCCATCTCGCCGTTGTAGGTGATGACGAAAGGCGCACTTGCGATCGGTCCACCTGTGACGGTGAGGCTGTCGGCAATCGCCTTCTCTGCGGCCGTTGCATCGGTGTCGGCGGCGACAGCCGCCCGAATCGCCGTCTGCACTTGTGCCGCTGTCGCATCCCAGGCAATCGCAGCCGTGGTGGAGTCGAGCAGAGTGATCGTGAACGAGCCACCCGAAATCGTGCCACCACCCGTCAGGGTCTGCACTTCGTCAGTGCCACCCGCCTGGAAAGGTCCCACCTTGTCGAGTTCGGGACCAGATGTGATCTTGGCGAGAACCATGCCGGTCTGCACGATCTTCTGACCGGAGTTGCCGTCGATGGTCTGGGACGGAACGGTGCTGGCCGCGAGCGTCCGACTGACCGTCCGCATACCCCGCGTCGAACGCAGGAACACATTGCGTCCGAATGGGGTTGCGAACGCATTCTTCTGGAAAGATGCCATGGGTCAGCTCCTTCAGCTCTGGTTGGCAGTGAGTCGGGCCAGTTCCTTGAAGTGGTCCGTCGCTTCGACCTTCTCCTTGGGCATGAGCCGGTAGAGGTAGGCGACAGTTTCCTTCAGAACGCTGATGCGTTCTTGGGCTGGGTCGGTGTTGGGCGCTTCGGGGTTCGTCGTCGCGTTGCCGTGCGGCTGCATGATCGGCAACGCTTGCGCGCCCTCGTAGGTCTTCTTCCAAGCGTCGAACGAATCCGTCTGCAGACTCAGTGCGAACGCCTGCATCCCTTCTACCTGGGCGGCGATGATCTTGCCAGCCTTGGCGAGGTCGGACACGAAGGTCTTGCGAGCATCTTCGTCGGTCGTCCTGACGACGGCCTCCAGAGTGTCGATGTGACGCTGCACGGCAGCGAAATCAACGGTCTCTGCGCCGTTGATTCGGAAGGTCGTGGCTGCTGGGGCTGGGGCCGGAGCCGCAGGCGGTGCAGCCGGAGCCGTCGATCCCGCTGTGGTTGGAGCAGGTGTCGTTGTCACGTTGCTCTGTCCCGGTGTCGTGGACATCTGACCAGACCCAAAGACGTTGATGGTTGTCGCCGGTGGGCGATCTTCGACCGAAGCACCCGCTGTTCCGTTCTGTCCAGACATTTGCTCTCCTTGTGGAATCATGCTGAAGTAGCTGACTTCCTTCTGCTTGCCGTGGAGACCTTCCACTGCAGGCATATCGACATAAGCGACACCGAAACAAACAGGCCAGTATGCGGTCTCGTTGTTGTCGATATACATGCCGACTTCCAGTGAAACGGAACGATAGGTGCCCCGCGCCAACTTGTCAACCTCTGTCGGCTCCGTTACATGAATATCCGCCAAAAGCTTTTGCCCATTTGTCGCAAGACCCTCAATGTACCCCATCACCTTGTCGATGCTGAAGCTGTGGTCGCGCCGCGTCGGTACGTTCGGGAAGATGTCATTGTTCTTCAGAAAGTCGAAGTTCGACGCCATGAGTGCCAGATGTTCCGGCAACCAAGTGTGCTGGTCTCCCCACGAATCGCGGAAGGTGCCAGCCTTGAATACTTCAACTCCCCGCACGATCGCGGTGCTGTCGCTCTGCCAGTCAATGGTGTGACCTTGGAAGGTCGCAGAGGGACGGTTGTCGCTAGCGAAGATTGCTCTCGGCTTTGCGACTGCGGTGGGCATAGCTCAGATCATGCTCCATTCGCCTGAACGTCCGCAAGCACTATCACGAAATTCTTTGCTTTTCTTCCTGCAGAATGGGCGCACCACGAACCACCCGAATAGTTTGCCAGCGGAGACATTCACGACAGCGAATCTTCACATCACCACCCGTGGCGAGAACTTCGGTGTACAGACGCTTGCCCTTCCATACCTTGACGTGAACAAACGGTTCGCCGTCGTCATCAAGACCACACTTTGCAAGTAGTGGACGAAGTCGACAATGACACCGAACCTCCAGGCCACTGTGCAAGTCCACCATCGCTAGCTCACCATTTCAAGGTCAAAAGCCTTTTCGAGAATGCCCTTCATCTCTTCACCGGAATCAACTACCGGCGCTGCCTGCGTAATCACACCGTTGATCTTGGCGTACAACTTGTCAGTGAAGGCTGTAGCATCTTGAATGGCGACACCATCTCGGGTCAACGCATCGATGAACCGATTGCGATAACCAAGAGCCGTTTGTACTTTGCCACTCCCAACCTCGCGAGCAACGCGTGTTGCTGCTTCCTCAAGAACGTGACGACCTGCTTTGACCGTTGGCTTCGGAGTCGGGTCGCCCTGGGGGTCCGTCGTCGGGTCGGGCGCGGGCGCGGTCAACTCTTCGATCTTGTCGAGCTTGACTCCTGTGATCCGACCCAACTCTTCCAGGTCAGGCATTCCACGTGCTTGACGAATCAACTCAACCAGAACCTCCTTGAACATCTCAGTGTCGGCGTTACCCTGACGCCTGAATACCCACTTGCATGAGACATTCTCGCTACCGGGGAAGTTCAGAACCTTGAGGCGATCAACGAGGTAGTTCTGCAAGTAGAACTGAATGTCACCCGACAGCGCGTTCAGCATCTGTTGGAAGATACGGAGATGCTGCACTCCAAGGTTGTACGAACCAACATCAGCGGTCCTGAACAGCAGAACGGGCGTAAACACAGCCAAGGACATCTCTTCGTCCAGGCGAGACATGTACCGTTCAAAGTCAGCACCACGCATCTGACTTTCCAGATATTCGATGTCGAAGTCGTATTCCTTGGTTTGTGGGTCACGGTCGGACGGCAGGACCACAGTTGCACGACTGCGGATGCTTTGAACAATCTGCTCCATCGCAGCCTTGCCACTCATAACTTTGCCACCACCCATGTCCACGTCGCTTTCAAAGCGACCGCGCCCAATGGGGAGCGGCTCACCGAAGCGTTCGTAGTACCTGTTGGCGAACAAGTGCATCAAGTTGGAGAAGAACCACGACGGGAATGCTGCCTTGAGAAGCTTGCGTCCGTAGTAGTCACCGTTCTCCATCAGACACGGATACCAGAGCGTATTGTGCGTAAGATATCCTTCAGTGATGAACGTTCCACAACTGGTCTGAATGCTTGCGATTGGCTGTTCGCCCATCGAATTGACGTAAGTGACAGTCGCCAAACTCACAGATTTGTTAATCTTGAGGGCTACACCATCCCAAAGGAAACTCAAATCTCGATCCATAAACCGGACTGGTTGAACAAGAGACAGGAACCGAATGATTTCTCGACGCCCCCCAAGCACTGTTACCTGAACACAGCGATCACGAGTATTTGGAGTCGCAGTAAATTCAAACTTGTTCTCAGCAAGGAGAGTCTTGATCTTGTCAAGCACAACTCCACTGTTCTGTGAAATCTGCAAACAAACAGGATTCACCGAGAGAGAACCTTCTCCATCAAAGATTCCTGCAAGCCAACCAATTTCTTCCGATGATTCATGTTCCCACGGTTGACCAAAGAATCCAACCTCGTCGCCAGGAACCAGGTCGCCAGCGTTCTTCCAAATCCAACGGTCCGAGTAGATGCCGTCACTGGTTGTAATCATGCGACCTGTTGCTGGATCGCGTTGACGACCAGCAAGCACCGCACGACGACGTACCAAGAATGGATGATCAGTACTTGCAAGAATTGGATCACCAAGGTCGGTACTGATTTCAACACAAGGCTTGCGTCCCGCATTGTTGACTTGAATCTCGGCCGTTCGGTAACAACGGCCACCCTTGCCGCCAGGAAGATGAGCGTCATCTTCATCAAACGCTACGATCTTCTGGCCAACCTGCAAGTCACCAGCGCGACGCCACACCATGTCGGCGCACAGAATCCGTGTATCTGGATGAACACAGTTCTCGGGAGGAATCCAGAATCCGGTTTGCTTGAGACCGTTGTACTTGTACAGCGACGGCTTGACCTTGCCGTCCGGTGCCCACCCCATGATCTTCTTCCACTCGACGCGACACTCTTCAGGAACCAAGTCCTTGATGTTGCTGATCAAGTTGTACCCGTCGCGGAATTCGTAGTTCACGGCGTTCGGCCCGAACCCAGCCCAAAAGCCTTGCGAAATTGCCCGAATCAGCGGAGTCCACATCTCACGGATGTTGCCTTCGATCACCGAGGCCATTTCCTTGTTCTCGCTCTCGATGTACCAGTCCATGCCGTGCATGATGAAGGTCAGCACATTCAAGCTGGAACCCAACTGGTAGTGCTGACGCATGGCGCGATAATCCGCAAGCGTCAACCGACTCAGATCGAATTGAAGAACTGCTCCACCAGGGAGAGACAAAAGGACACCTTCGCGACCGGACCACTGTCCAAACTTGTCGCCAACTCTCGGTTCAACAATCGCTGAAGCGGACTTCCGATACTGCGATTTGTCGATCGGTCGTCCCCTTGCATCCAAGAGGGTCATCTGTCATCATCTCCATGTCGGAGGGAGGGGGGCCGATAGGCCAGAATCTCCCCGGTAGGCTGGATGTTGTAGACCAGCCAGACTCGGGAAAGAATTCTCGTGATGCTGACTGGTGTCCAAGTTGACACCGTTTCTGTGGTAGCGCCG